CAGAAAAAATACAGTTCCGTGATACAGCAATCTACATTAATTCTTCAACAGATGGACAGCTTGATCTTGTAGCTGATACAGAAATACAGATAGCAGCTACTACAGTAGATATAAATGGTGCAGTAGATGTTTCTGGTAATCTTTCTGTTGGTGGTAATTTAGACGTTACTGGTACGTTTGATCTTAGTGATTCTAACTTTACAAACGCAGGTAATATACAACTTGACAGTATATCAGGTGATTCAGATACTAATACAAGTATTACCTTTAGTGGTTCTGATGTTATTACTGTAGCAACAGGTGGTACTACATCTTTTACTGTAGACGCTAGCCAAAACATTTTAATGAACGCAGCACAAAAAGTTCAATTCCGTGACACTGCTCTTACAATTAACTCTAGTACTGATGGTCAGATGGATATTGATGCTGACACAGAATTAGAGATAACAGCACCTACAGTAGACATAAATGCATCTACTGCAGTGCTAGTAAGCAACGATTTAAAATTAGATAGCGATGCTGCTGTCTTAGGTTTTGGTGCAGATAATGATGTTACACTTACCCATGTAGCAGATACAGGATTATTACTTAATGGTACAATGGCATTACAGTTTAATGATGCATCACAGTCTATTAATGCTCCTAGTGCTACAGTATTAGATATTAACGCTACAGATGAGATTGAGCTTAACGCTACACTTGTAGATGCTAATGCTAACTTAGATGTAAGTGGTACATACACTGGTGGTGGATTAATGACTACAGGTGGTAACATAGTTATACCTGATAGTGGAAACATTGGTTCTGCTTCTGATACAGATGCTATTGCTATTGCTTCAAATGGACAAGTTACACTTACACAAACACTTATTGGTACAGCACTAGATATATCTGGTGATATTGATGTAGATGGCACTACTAATTTAGATGTTGTTGACATTGATGGTGCTGTAGATATGGCAAGCACTCTTACCGTTGGTGGAATTATAAAAACAGACGATACCACTGATGCAACTTCTACAACAGATGGTTCGTTGCAAACTGATGGTGGTTTATCTGTGGCTAAAGATGCGGTTATAGGAGATGACTTAAAGTTACTATCTGATTCAGCAGTAATTCATTTTGGTGCAGATAGTGATATTACATTAACACACACAGCAGATACTTCATTGACTACAAATGGAGTTATGATAGCAACAACCTTTGAGCCTAGTGCAGACACAGCAGCAGGTGATAATGCAGCTATAGGTTACACAAGTGCAGAAGGTCTTATTCTTACAGGTCAAGGTAGCACAAACGATGTTACAATTAAAAATGATGCTGACCAAGATGTAATAGAAATACCTACTGGCACAACTAATGTTACTGTAGCAGGTAACTTAGGTGTTGGCGGTACTGTTACAGGCACAGGCACATCTGTATTTGCTTCATTAGACATTTCAGGTGACATAGATGTAGATGGTACAACTAACCTTGATGCAGTAGACGTAGATGGTGCAGTTAACTTTGCAGCAGACGTTACCT